AGAAGAAGGAGCTGAGGGGAGTGAACGCTGAGATGCCAGAATGAATCAAGCTGGCAGGACGGGCAGGCCTGTAGCGCATAAGCCAAGTGCGAGCCAGCGCAGCGGCCACCGCCACCAAGGGGTGAGTGAGACTCAACGCCTTGACAACGAGGTCGATCGCGATGTCCACAACGTGCTCACGAGAGGACTCGGCCGCAGCAAAGAACGAGGGCGCCAAGATTTTCCGCCACCAATTCCAGGCAAAGGGAGAGGAGTGGGGATTGGTGACCTGGTATGCAGCCATCTCGCGAGCCAAGACCGTAAGCTCGTGCCAAGTGTGACTGGGAACCCAGTCATACTGCTTGCTATTGCGCCAGCCGGCAACCTTGGCGGTGATTCCGGCAACAGCTTGAGGGTCCTTGAGCTGAGGACAGTGTTGAAGGAGCGCGGTAAGCAAGGCCTCCGGAATGAGTGAGTGTCCGCGCCGATGATCCAGGCCAGGAACATTCAAAAGATCGGAGCGAAGAGCACGCATGCGGAAAGTCTGGCACTCTTGCAAAGGACACAGCGGCGGAGTGGCATCAGCTGGCAAACGCGTGACTTGAATGATCGTTTGCGAGGCTTTGCGGAAGATCACCCGCACGCTCAAGCGGAAAACCCGAGCCCCAACCTCAGCGCGAATGTCACCGTCAAAAAACATCTCGGATTCAATCGGCTGAGTGTAGGCCTCAGATTCATTGTCTTGGGGGCAAACCAAGAACGTCTTGTCATTGCCGGGGTGATACCTGAAGGTGAACAGGCCAGGGGCAACGGAAGAGTACTTATGTTTGGCCTCAGGGAAGAAGTGACCGATGAGCAGCACGCGGTCGAGCGTGGCGTTGTCACTGAAAAGGCGAACAACGGAGGCTTTGGTGAAGAAGTGACCTCCATCGCAGGAAACCAGAGTGCGCGCCGAGGTCACACCAGAGAACTCTGGGATGCCGCTGTAACGGACATTGTCCTTGGCGTCGATCAATGTAGACCGAAGCACCAAGGGTGACTTGACTCTGGCCTCAAGCAGTTTGAACTTGCTGGCTTTGAGTGAGATCACGCAGGTGTCGTCGTACAGCATCGGCGGCAAGAC